CAGAATGGTGAGATACTGGCGGAAGCATCATATCCGAATTACGATCTGAACAATCCGAGAGATCTGACAAAATATTATACAGAAGAACAGCTCTTGAAGCTCCTTCGTGTAGCTTATGGTACTCAGATAGAAAGCTTTGTGTATCTCGCTGTGTGGTTTGGACTTCGCAAGTCTGAGATACTCGGTTTGCGGTGGGAGAATGTTGACTTTATCGGGCGTTGTCTTTATATCCGTGAAACAAGAACTAGGATAAAAGACTATAAGTCCGGACACTGGGTCGAAAGTCAAAACAAGAGAATGAAAACAGTAAAATCACGCCGTGAGTTTCCTCTTAGTGATGAACAACTTGACTACTTGCATAAGCTTTATAGCAGACAAGCTCCACTGTGCAAGGCAAGGAATTATGTGTGCGTGAACGCTGAGGGTGTACCGCTTCACTATGATTATGTACTGCACGCCTTTCAAGACTTGCTCCGCAAGAACGATTTGCCTAAAATTCGCATACATGACCTTAGACACAGCAATGCAACGCTTATGCTTAACAGCGGTTTCAGTATGAAAGAGGTTTCGGAGTGGCTCGGTCACAGTACATACAAGCTTACGGCTGATACATATACTCATGTATCGGCTGAGAATAAAGCTCAGATGTCGAAAACGATAGGCTATAAGCTTTCACCTTATAAGGGTGATAACTTATGAGTGTAGCACTTACGGCTTATTCAGGGGTGTTTCTGCTTTATGTGAGCTATGATCTTGAAATGATTATTGAGAATTTTGAAAGGAATGTTGAAAATGAAAGAGTTTAATTTTTGGTGCAAGGAAAATACTGATTTCGGTAAGTGTGATAATAAGAAATGCGGTTTTTTTGAGTGCGGCTGTTATGGTTACTGTGATGAATGTGTTTATCATTTTATGGATTCAACTGTTTGTGAAAATTGTTCCGCCCCTCAATTTATGAGAGATTATGCAAAACAGCAGGAAAATGATTAATAAAAAAAATGCAGGAAGATATTAATCATCTTCCTGCATTATTTTTTCAAACTTTATATCGTCTTCAAGCAACTCCAGTATTAGAGCGTTCAGACTCTTTCCTTTTTTCTCTGCATGAGCTTTGTATATGTCCCTTTTTCCTTTAGGCATTCTTAATGATACTTGGTCATATGCTTTTGAAATATATTTGCTTGTAGCTTTTTGTTGTGCCTTGCTTATCATTTTATCACCTCTTTGGATTATATTATATCATATTTTTATAATGCTATCAATATACAATTTCAATATATATTGCTAGCAAAATTTGTGCAATTTATCTATTGATATAATGCTAGCAATATGTTATAATATATATAGTGAAAGAGATAAAGGTAACTTTCACAGCGGAGGAAATTGAAAGGAGTGAGGATAATGCAGAACATGCCTACAGCTACAGAACTTGCGATAAAGTATGCAAAGCGTGAACAGCTTAGAATTATAATAGACAAGGCTCTGAACATTCATGCTGATTGCGAATATGAAGCTTTATCAAAGCTGATTAACGAACTCAAACAAATGCTTGAAGAAGCATAAAAAAATGTAGTCGGCAATCCGTCAAAATACACCGACTACATATTCACACACAAACTCGGATATCCTCCGCTTTGTAAATCCGAGTATAACACAAATTTTATTAAATGTCAAGTTTAAAGGATTTTTGAAAATGACTATTGAACATATGAAAAATATCGCAAAAGAAAAAATGAACAATGAAATCGCATTCCTTACTGAAAAGTTGACTTCAGGCTCTGAGGTTCGTGCTACTTTGTTTGCTTTTTTTCTTGTTGAACTTTTTTCTATTGATGAATATCGGTATTATCTTGAACTTATCCGCCAAGCTGAAAAATTTTAAGGAAAGCGTATAATACCGCAGAAAGGTTGATTAAAATGGAGAAATTTGAAACTATTGATAATTATTATATTCTTGCTTTTGCGTATCGTGTTTACGATGCAAAATGGGTAAAGGAAGGTCTTATTTTAGAGAATAACCCTTATGATGTCACTGCACAAGAAAATGAAGAAAAACTAAGTAGGATATGCTTTCAGCTTATGTATGCAATGAATTCATATTATGAAAAAGGTATGATTAATCTTACTGCTATATCCGAATATGATATTTATCAAGCCGCTTATAGTTATACCCTTGATTTACTCGAAAAAAATCAATCGAATTTAATTTGGTCGAAGTCTGCTCTTGAAAATTTTGCGTCTGAATTACATGAAAAAATTATTGCACTTGAAAATCTTTAGCACTATTCAACTAAAAACGACTCTCCACAATAGCGGAAAGCCGTTTTTACATATTGGTCGGAGTGACCGGATTTGAACCGACGACCTCTACCACCCCAAACACAAATAGAAAATTTTAGGATATAAACCGCCGTATTTTGTTTAAATATCGGCGGTTTTATTGCGCATAGAAATATTACAAAATGTTTAGTTTGTTAGTGCGGTATTTTAACAAATTATACATTGACAAGAAATAAATCACGCATTTACACGGCTTTTGCAATGTTATATAATATAACTGTAATCAAGAGATTACAACAAAATTATTAATTAATTTCGGAGGTATGCAAGATGTATATTGTAAAAGGTTTCAAGAAAAATAGCGGTGTTATCAAATCTTCGGGCAAAAAGTGGGAAAATTATTCACTTTTCTGCTTAAAGGAAAGCAAGGACGATAGTGTAACAGGCTATGAAGTCCATACTGCTAAAGTTTCGCCGTCTATCCTGCAAGAGGTTTTCCCAAACTCTTCTTCTATGATAGATAGCAAAATAAATATAAACTATGGCGTTCGTACTTTCGGCGGCGTTGACAAAATCGTTGTTGAAAGTATTGACATAATTAAGTAAGAAAGGAGATTAAATTATGCATATTACTGTTCTTACAGGTGAAACAACTGCCATTACTTCGGGTGTAACAACTATTACTGACCTTGTTTCACAGGTCTGGACTATTATGACAGGCAATCCGCTTGTCATGGTGTTCGTCGGTGCTTCACTCCTCGGTGTTGCTATCGGTGTTATTCGCAAGCTTACAAAGGGTAAGGCTTAAACACTCGCTTGTGCGGGGCGGTCAATCCGCTCCGCTTTTTTGTTTCTAGAAAGGAGAAAATTAAATGAAAAATGTAGATACGACAACTAAAAATGACCTTTCAAGTGTTCCGTGGTACATGAATAGAAATTTATTTCATATATTTAATTTTATGTGTTGTATGCTTGATACTTGGCTTTTCCTTGCCCCCTTTATAGTTTTTCATGTAATTACTTTTAATAGTATAATTTCTTATCCCTTTACTACACCTAAACAAACTGCTTTATTTGGCTTTACTTTGTCTTTTCTTTTGGAGTTTATTATACATCATCTTATTTTTTCTGTTTGTCATCTTGTTGATTATTTTAGAAAGGAGAAAAAAATATGAAAACAAAACTTCGGCGGTTAGTGTCCATTTTCTCCGCTATGGTGCTTATGGTCTGCTGTGCCGTTCCTGCGTTTGCTGATGATACAGTAACTAAAAACGACCTGTCAAGCGTTAAATGGAATATTGTTAGTAAATCTTCTGACATTCCGCATTTTACTGATGTTTATAACAATTTTTCTTCAACTATCTCTAAAACTGATAATTATATTGCTGTTTATGGTAAAAAATCTGACGGCACATCAGAAACTAATATTCTTTATTTTGACCCTACCGCTATTGCATATTATAGCTTTACAAATAATCAATTTTTGTTTGGTTCAAATTATGAGTATGATTCACAACGTCTTTTATTCAAATTCGATTCTTCTGATAATAAAACTGAATCTGTTGGTTATGGCGGTTGGAATGTTACTAAACCTAGTGGTTTTACAAAATCTGTATGTAATGGTTTATTAAATCTTAATGACTATGTTCAATCAACTGTTAAAGTATATTTCCATACAAAAGTATATGATTTTGATAACATAGAAAACGAGTTAGAACCCCCCGACCTTAACGCTCCTATTGTTCCCTTTTCCGTTCAGTATTCCCGAAAACTCACAACAGGTATGTCACGTTCGGGAACATTGTCCGCTCCAGGTGCAAAAAATGACGGCGAAACCATAACAAACAATAATATTGATATTACTGTTAAGCTTACTGATGAATACAAACAGGCTATGCAAAAGGCTCTTGATAAGGATCCGAAAGCAACGCAATATACATATCAGTATGTATTGTTCATAACGCCTTATGACCCTAATATCTTCGGTACTAAAAAGGCTATGGACGGAGCAATTTATACATATCTCAATAAGTCAAAATACGTTCTTTCCACTGCTTACGGAAAAACAAAATCCAATACAACAACAGATTCAAAGTATGATACTGTCAATACACCCGATAGTTCTTCCACTGATACATCTTCAAGTAACGTTGGTGAAATGACCTCTGAAAATGCTGACGGCGTTGCAAATTCGGCTTTCTGCAATGGTGTTACACCGCTTTTCGGTCTGCCTATTGCCAATGGTGCGAATATGACTAACACGCACACGATAAATCTTGAAAATATCAAAGGTGCTGACAAACTCGGTGAACAGGATATCTTGTATATCGTGGTTGTTGGTAAACGTTATCTGTATGAAACAGGTGCCGAGGGTTACGCAAAGGACTTTTACGCCAATAATGCAGAGTTTAAGACCTTTTACAAAGAGCTACCCGACAACGCCGTAGCAAGCAAGATAAATGGCTTGTATGGCGGTAATGGTTACGATTTTTACACCGTTGTTTCTGACGGCTTTTCATTCAAAGATTATCCCGATTATAAACCATTAGAGATAAACGGCGTTGAATACCCTACGGATAAGCCTATTTCAGATATGCTTGATGATCCTTTTCCACCTAGCAAGATTACTGACTATGACGGACTTGAAAACGGCACAGACTTTGACACAAAAGAAGATTTTGACGATTATATAAATAATAAGAAATATGATGAACAGTATGGTACATTTAATTTCAATTTAACTGATATATCTTCTATCTTTGACGGCTCGTCCGATTTCTTTAAGTTTATGACGGCTAGTATTGGCATCTTACCCCCTATATTTATAACCATACTTATTGCATTTTTTACTATCATGTTAGCAATTTGTTTAGTTAAATGGGTAGTAAAGTAAGGGGTGTTTGTATGGATTTCTTTGAACTTATGCACGTTATATACGAACATCTTTACAAGATATTCGCTTTTCGTCTCCAACTTGGCTCTTATAATTTTACAATAGGCTCTGTTATATTTGGACTTTTTGTCATTTCCTGTTCAGTTGCCCTCTTACAGTACCTTTTCGGTGATTAATATGATAGACCTCTCAGTATATTTGTTTTTATGTTTCATAATAATGCTTATTCTATGGCATTACAACAAGAAAGGATATTGATATGTTAGCTATACTCAAACTATTTGTGATAATACTTTGTATTGTCCTTATCTTCTCTGCCCTCTGCGGTGTGGTGGTGTTTATTTCTGACATCAAGCGGTTTAAGCTTGATACACAAATGAGTCTGCCACGCCAAAAGCTTATAGAGCGGTATGTAGACCAACAGGAACTTGAAAAGGGCGGTGATAATAATGTTGTATGATGTTGAAAATTCCTGTTACCAACTTCTTAAACTCTTAGGCTGTGATTTGTCCGCTATAGACACTATAACAACTTGGAAACAGTTCGGTGTATTATGTATTGAATTTATATTCGCCTGTATAATGCTTTATCTGCTGTGGAAAATGTTGTATAATGCAATGATTCGCTTTTTCAATCCTAGAAAGTGGTGATAATATGGTTATTTTAGATTATTTCGTCCGTCTGCCTGCCCTCACGGCTTATGTTGCCTACGATAAAGCCACCGCCCTTTATTTCAACTGGAAACAGATTTTTCAAGGTTGGGGTATACATTTATACGTCGGCAAATTCGGTGCAGGTAAAACCTCTCTTATGGTGACTGAGGCGTACAAACTGTGCTGTAAGTATCCGCAACTCCATATCGTCACAAATATCAAGCTTTCGGGTTTTCCCGAATATACAAAAATCTATCCCCTAAACTCTCCGCAGGATATTTTAAACGCCCCGAAAAATACTTTAGTCTTGATTGACGAGATAGGAACGATTTTTAACAGCCGTGATTTTTCGGGCGGTCGCAACAGCGTTCCAAAAAGTCTTTATCAGCATTTGTGCCAGTGCAGAAAACGCCGTATGATGATACTTGCAACAGTTCAGCGGTTTAACCTCTTAGACAAGCAGATACGTGACATAACCGCTGACGTTACCGCCTGCAGAACACATTTCAGACATCCTTTTACACGGCTTATGACAGGCTATAAGTATGATATAGAGGAATATGAAATGTATTCTGAAAATCATTCATATACGCCCGTGTGTTCGTCCACGGTCACACATTTGCAACGTAACCAGTACCGCAAGCTTTACGATACTTCGGAACTTGTAACGAATATGCTCAACAAAGATTACATATCTGATGAAGAAATATTGCGTAATCGTGATAGTGAGAGCAATAATATTCCCCTTGACCGCAAACAGAATAAGCGTATGCGTAAGCAAAGTAAATGGTAAAAAAACACCGCTGAGGTTGCCTTTAGGCTCTCAGCGGTGTTCTATGCTATTGAACATTGTTGTATTTTTCATCAATAAGTATTTGCTTTATCTCCTGCAATTCCTTATTTGTCTTGCTCGTGTTAATTGCTGTGCATACTATTGCTATAAATAGCACTAGGTTTATTATTATGCTTACTATTGCAAAGCCTAAGAGCATTGTTGCCAATGCCTCACTTGAATTGATTATCTCACTCATTTTTTACCCCTCACTTATGTTGCTTAAGTATTCTGTTAGCAATTTTTCAATGATTTTGGCTACACTTGTTTTTTCCTTGATTGCTTGTATCTTCGCTTTTTCAAGAATGTCTTGGTCAATCGTTGTTGTGAATTTTACTTTTGACAT